CTTGTATTGTTGCATGTACGCACCATTGGCTGGGTTCATGCGTCCATCCACGCGCGTGCGGTCCATGCGCACGCTCGTCAACTTCCCACCCTGCTTCTGCGCGCTCTCTCTGACGTTCATGCGTCCAGGGTTGCCCACTCGGTTGGCCTGACCGCGTTTGTCTTCCGGTCTGAACCCATACTTCATGAGCGTGTCGTTGTCTCTGTTCTGCGACACCTCCAACGCCGCCGTGTTCAAGTACCCACCATGGAAACTATGAATGCTCGGTTGTGGGTTATCCATGTGATAGAACAAACTGTCGTTCAGGTCAGTCTTGTTTCTGGTCGGTTCCTGAGCGATAGTCATCGCGGAGGTCATTCGTTTCGCCGGGGCGTTCGAGAGACCATCCGTGCGCAGGCCCGTTTCGGCGCGATTGGTCGTGCGCTTGGTGCGTTCGTGCTCCTGTCTCGGAGTGATGGCGCTCATGCCTTGCGCGCGACCTCGACCCACGGGGTGGTTCTGGAAAAGGTCCGCGGTGCGTTCGGGGCGGTTCTTGGACACGTCACCCACGAGACCACGACGACCACCGGTGGTGTCCGTGCCGTGATTCGCTCGGCCTGGCAATTGCGTGAGCTTGTACTCACCCACGTTCGTTGGCATCACTCGATAGAGTTGTTGGAAACCACCAATCGCGGGGGTGTCCGCGCTCACGCCCAAACCTGGACCGACCATTTGCTTTTCAACAGGGGACAGGTTGTTCATGCGACCTTGGTCGTAGAATCGGTCCCGCATGTCGAGTATTTCACCTCCTGAGGTTCTTCGCTGAGGTGCGATTTCACCGAAACTTGGCATCTCAATCTTATTTTTATATTCCACGGAGCTCACGCCGTTGGAGAACTCAAAATCATCTTCCTGTTCATCGACTTGAATGATCGTGTTTGGGTCGATGACAGGTTTCTCGGGAACATAGGTCGGTGCTTCCGAACCTTTGCTCAACATCTTGCCTACGTACACCAACCCAGCCACGGCTGCGATTGAAATGGGGTCTGCCATTCTTATTATGCACTAATATTTTTTATTTGCTATACCTTTGTTGGAACAATTCGTTCTGCACGTCCGCGCGAGTGCTGGTCGGTTCGAAAGCCATGGTGCGCACAGGGAGCTTACACGCCATGTCGTTGAGTGGGTACAAGTTCTTCTCGTACGTGAGCACGAGAGGCTTGTTGAATCGAGACGTACTCTGGGGTCGCAACTGGTCAGACGTGTCGATGTACTGGGCCGGCGACCCCTTGCCAGCCATGAGAGGTGCGGTGCCGTACAGCATCGTGTTCGGGCGTCCACCATCGGCATGGTTCAGCGTACTCGGCTGGGGGTACACGAACACGTCGTCAGTGGCACGACTCACCGGGAGGGCACCAGTGTTTTCCACAATTTGAAGACCAGGCTGGAGTTGATACGCCATGCTTTTTTATTACTAGTAGTGGAGAAAATCATCTTCGGTCCCCGTTCGGTTGCAATCCTCTGAAAGCGCTGAGTTGGGCACCGCGTGCGTTCGGGTCACACACGGACATGTCCCCCGATTTGCACATCGGACCCATCTTAGGTCCGTAGAGCCACTCGGCGTACGCCGTCTGGTCTCCTGGGATGGTGGTCACGGGCATGCTCACGAACTGGCGCGCCGATGCGTTGCGCTGGTATTCCGGGAGAGCGCTGCGAGAACGCCCGCCATCGTAGATGACTCTGTCGTCGCCGAAATACTTCACGTGGCCCTTCACCGAAGGGTAATAGCAGGCGCCCTCGCGTTCGGGGTCATCCGTGATGTCCGTCAGAAGCACGTTTGCGTAGGGGTTGTCACTCGTGGGCATTCGGCACACGTTGCCACCAATGATGGATTCGCTGTTCGCCAGTCTTCCCTGTGTGCCCTTAATCATGTTCGAACGGTACATCGCGTACAACACACCGAGCACGGTGCCCCCGAGCACGAAAATCCGTGGGTCGCGACGAATGACATAGATGATGCACGTGGCGTAGATGACGAATCGAGACGCGGCGTTGATGCGGTCAGCTGGGGTCTGGTCGTTGGTTGGCCAGAATTGTAAAACCTTATCCGAGTGGATGAGTTCTTTGAAATCTTCAAACCAGGGTTTCATTTAATATAACAAAAGGTTTATTTTTTGAGCATACCGCCTAACATTTTCATGAGAGCCTCCTGATTAAGAGCACCACCCTCAGCTTGCATCTTTTCCGCGCAATCCTTCGCTAAACTTTCGATGGCGACGAGGGTATCTTGGGGAATGCTGGTGATCGTCACACCAATCATGTAGAGCGTCTGGAGATACTGAAAGATGGCCCCGCGAGTCGCCGCGCTCGCGTTGCTCCAGTTTGCCTTCATGTTCAAGTCCTTGAGGAAACCAATGTCCTCGTCGAGAAGGGTCTCGTCGTGCTGAGAGATGCGGTCGGCGTATGGACCGACACCAGTCATGTACGCCTCGACGACTTTTCGCGGGTTACTCTTTCGGAGCAGGTCGAATGATGTCTCGAACTTTCTGATTCCCTTTTCGTCTGGGAACGCCTTTTCCATCTCACCGAGGAAGTTTGCCATCATTTCATTGAACGCCGAAACAGAAGCCATCGTGTATTTCTGTCTAATTATATGATAAATTCTTTAAGCGAATTAGAAGGGGTCCGTGGAAATGGTTTCACGCTGACCAACACCATTCGACACGATGAAATAAATCAAAATCGCGTTGAGCGCCGCGGGCTTCGTGTACTGCGCGAGCTGTAATTTCCCTTCATTGTTCATTTGCGCCTTCAGGTGGATGTAGCCCGCCGTGATGGCCGCGCCGATGAGAGCAGCACTGAACGGGTCCCTTAAGTAATCACTGAGCTCCATTGTGTATTACCTTATGCATAGGTTTTCTTTTTAACGTCGTCGCTCTGGGGCATCGCCGAAGAGCACGTCGTCGTCATCCTCATCCCCGGCGTCGGCTGGTGCCGGCACGTCTGGGATGGTTTTGAACTCGTTTTCCAACCCCATCGGAGGCTCGGCCATGGGCTCGGCCATGGGCTCTGCCGACACGGGCTCGGCCACGGGCTCGGCCACGGGCTCGGCCACGGGCTCAGCCATGGGCTCCTCGTCATAGACTTCAGGGTCCTCGGTGTCGAGGTCGTG